CGGTACGGCTTCGCCTTTCTGTGGCTGCGGTAAACAGCTGGTGAAGTAGTCTTTGTGTTTGCAGACTTTGAGGCATTTTCCTCCTGCTTGTGCTCTGCTAATTTTGTTTTCCTGATCGTCTTCTGTTCCATATTTTACGGTTCTGTCGGTTAGGTCTATTTGTTGTGGCTGCTGCAGGTTTTCGTCTCTAAACCATTCGTTCCAGATTTTTGCGTAGGCTGTGAATGGCATTCTGTTTACTTCTAGTCCTGCGATTCCGGTTGGAACTCCCATGTAGTCGGCGATTGTTCCGATGCTCCATCCTCTTCCGCTTTCATCTTTTGCGATTGGAGTTGTGTATTCTGTGTCTTCTGCCCAGAAAGACTTATCGTTTTGGCCCATCATGTTTACGAAGTGTTCCCAGAGCAGACGGCATGGAACGAAGAAAAAGAAGATATCCATGTTACAGTTGTCCATAACTGGATAGAGTGGAGTTGCCATCCGCACCAGACCGTTTACATTGATTTTGAAAGTGTCGCCCGGCAATACTTCGTCAACGTAGATTGGTACCAGATCGCCCTCGTTGATCGTGGTTAGCAGTGAAAAATCTCTTTTGAATCGGCTTCTTCGGATTTCTGCGTGCGGTACTTGATTGTAATGTTGCTCAGAATTTCGGTTCATGTCTTATCCCTCTTTTTTGTGCATTTTGTCATTTTCGTTGTTCTCATGAGGCTCTTTTGCTGCATTGTTTTTCGTCATAATGCCCATATTTTCAAGCCATTCTGGTTCTCCTGCGCTTGCTGCCCAGTTATCAAAGTTGTTGTTGAACTTGTTTCTGATTTCCAGCGGTAGTGCATTGAACTTCTCTTTCTGTTCGTTCATCAAGTTCCGCCATTCGATATAGTTTGCAGGCAGTTTGCTGGTGTCGATGTACCAGCCAGGATTAGCCATGACGGTTGTGTCTCCCGCTGCATATCTTGCCAGGATGCTCATCGGGTCAACCTCGTCTCGGTATGACTGGATTTTTTCATACGTGTTGATCTCTCCGACCTGCTCAAGATAGGGTTCTCCGTTTTCATCGTATCGCTCTTTGTATTGCGGCTCCATAACATTTCCCGGATTGTTTGGTTGCCTTTTCGGTTTTTCATCTTCATAGGGCGTAAAGATTTTAATCATCCTTTTTTTCCTCCATGGTCTTTTTGACCTGCTCGATATTCCACTCCAGCTCCGGTACGCACGGTGTGATCATGCCGGTTTCGGTGTCGTACTGTCCCAGATGATAGACCCGCTTATCTTCGCAGTCGCTCTTCTCCATCTCCTGGGTCATCCATTTGAAGGTGCGCTCTTTTACGATCGCGTTGATTACCATGATGTTGCCGAAGGTGCCTGCCAGCTCGTCTTTGATTGCATAAAGTTCAAAAGTCATTGTTGTTATCCTCCATTACTTCGTTGATGATATCATCTTTGTGGTATTTCATCCCGTATTCGATTGCTTTTCGTGTCGCTGCCGGCACGCTGCATCCCAGCTCTTCTGCCAGATCATCGATTTCGGCTGCTGTGTCGTACCTCAGTCTGACTGTCAGTGTGCAGCATGCCATGTTCTTGATTTTTTTCACAGTCGGATTCCTCCTCGGCTCGGCTTTGGGTTGATGTTGATTTTCTTGGTCTTCTTTGCGGTGTTGGTGAAAATCTTCTTGTCGGTTTTCGGTTTTACGGTGCTGCGGTATGCCATTACTCTTCCTCCTTATCGAGTTCCAGTGCGTGGTAGATTTTATCCAGCATGTGCAGGATTTTCTTCAGGTGTCGGAAAATTGCGTTGATGTCCTGTAAAGTAACTATTTTTTTCAACCTCCTTTCTGTGTTTATGGTTTTATTTTACCTGAAGGTAAAAAAAAAACAAGGTGGAGTTTTGTCCACCTTGCTGACTTTATAGTTGTTGGCTGTCCGTTCGGCCGTGGTCGGCCGACGAATAGAGGACAGCGTAGCTTATAGGTTAGATTCCGGTTTGCGCTTTTATTGGCCGTTCTCGTTGTTTGTAGATTGCTTAGACCTCGGTGCGTATGAGCTTGCTCATTCGTTCTTGCATCTTTTTGTCTTTCAGGTTATAATATTCCTGCATGGTCAGGCCGGTTTGCTTGAGCTGAGCAAAGAGAGCGTCGTTTGCGATTCTTCGGCGTTCTCGCTTAATTGCTTTCAGTTCTTCGGATTCGGCTTTTTCTGTTATTTCCTCGATTTTTTGAACTTCTTCATCTGTCAGTGGCTTTGCTCCGTGGTCAATGTCGAAAAGTTTATCAAAATACCGAGGTGGTTTGCACATTTTACCGTTTTTCAGCTGTATTTGATCTCTTTCGTAGATTTCTGCTGCATGGTCGTAATAGTACTGTGCTCCGATTGCTGGGCTATTGCTCATTGCGCACTTTTCCGGCATAATTCCTAGTTCCTCATAAAATTTTTTACCGTCCTTTCCGTAAATCTTTTTTGTTGTGTATCTTGCTGTGTAGGCCATAGAACGCCATTCTGCTGGTGCCAGGATCACGTGTCCCATACCCCAGATTTTTTCTATCCATTCACAGTTATAGTATGTGTATCCTCTTTCTTTTTTGTAAATTTTTAGTTCTTCTTGCTTTATTGGCAGATCGTAGACGATTGCATGATAGTGCGGTCTGTGTGTTTGGCCGCCATATTCACCAGCTTGGAAATACATCAGTTTTCCGGATCCTTTTTCGTGGTATTCTATGTATCGCCTGAGACGTTTCCAGAATTTTTGCATGTCCTCATAGCGTAGACTGAGATTTTCTGTTATTACTTCTCCTGTCAGTGTGTCCCATGTCGCTCGATATGGGACATTTTCGTTATCATAGGTTAAAGTCAGGAACCAGGCGTTTTCATGGTATGGCAGTTCCATTTCCATTCGGTTCGCCCAGGATGCTGCATTCGCCATTTTGCAACCAGGACAGTGCCCGCATGGCAGTAGCTGAGCGTTTTGCTCTTTGAGCAGTTTTTTAACTCGCTGCTCGTTCCACTTTTGCAGTTTCGTGTCTGCATCGAACTCTAGATGTTCGCCTGTTTTTGTCAGGTATGCCTTTAGGCTGACCACTCTTTCTTCTCGGTTGATGACGGTTCTAACCAATGGTCTCGTACATGGCATAGATGTTTCATGCCTCCTTCCCTGAATGGGCCCCAATAACCTTCTTGATGTTATTGGGGCCCAGTGACACAAAATTTAGATGCTGCTCGCTTCTCGTTATGGACAAATGTTGCTTCCCTGAGTGAGGCGGTAGCCGTAACTCATGATGTTTTTTGGTATCCCAGTGCTTCTGCATATACGTCAATAGCGTCTCTTATGATATCGCTGTCGATATATTTATCATATAGTTTGCATGTTTTGATGAACTCTAGTTCTTCGATCTGTTTTTGTGTCAGGTTGATGTTCATTCTTTTTGCTATTAGACTTCTCATGTTATGCCCTCCTACTTTAAGTGTACGATTCTTACACCCATACTATACACCTTCTTTCTGTTTGCGTCAACTACCATTTTCGCATTGCCTTCCCGAGGCCGTATAGTGCTGCTCCTGCTGCCCTTGTTTTTACGTTGTTTCCAGCGTCTGCGAGCTTTTTGCCTGTTTCTACGGTTATCGGTGTTGTCGTCTGTTTTCCAGATTGTTTGTTGTTATAGGTGTTGTTTGCGGTTTGAGCAATGTTACCAACGGTTTTTGCGCTGCTGGAGCCGATATTTTGCATGATACTCTGCATGTATCCGGCCTCTTCCCAGTTTTTGGTTTCCTTCGCCGTGTTGATTGCCTGCATGGCGTTCTGTAAGAACTGTGCTGTATTGTTGCCGTAATCATACATTGCTTGCATGGTGGCTGTGTGTGCTGCTGGAATTGCCGATGCCTGAGCGTGGCTAAAGGTTGTGTTTCCGACTGCTGCCTGGCCTCCGCTGCCAGAGCTTGCTCCGAATCCGTTATAGGCTGCCAGTGCCGGGTTCAGACCCGCTTTCTTCAGGTCTTCTACTCCTCTTTGGTAGGCTGTGCTGGACATCATCTGTTGCCAGTCTCGGTTTTTCTGGCTTTCTTCCCGGTTAAAGGCCATTGCCGAAGCCTGGCTTTGTGCTGTTAGTTCGTTTGCCCTGGCGTTTGACCACAAGTTCATCAGGTTGCCCAGTGCCCATTGTCCGTTTTGGAGGTTGTTTGCCGTGGTTGCCTGCCCGGCGTTAAAGTTGGCTGCCGCTGCGGCGTTGTTGCCTGTGATGCCTGTCAGTGCTTTTCCCAGGATATCAGATATTCCGGATGTGCTGCCTTGTGTTACCTGTGCGCCTTGGGTTCCGGTTGTCTGGCTCGTGTTTCCTGACATGGTCGTATTTCCAACCTGTTGGTTCATGGTGTTCTGATTCATTGCGCTGCTGTTCGACCCTTGCGAGTTGATATAGCTGCTTGCAACGTTTCCTAGAGCTCCTACCACGCTTGGTAGTAGTTGCAAAGCGATTGCTCCCCATCCTGCCATTGTGCACCTCCTTAGATCGTATCAAGGCCAGGTACGCTGTAGATCGGCATGGGCCGTGTCCAGGTTTGATCGAAGTAGAAGTTGCAGATGAACTGATAAGAATGATTTGTATCTTCCACTGCTAGTGTCCTGGCGATGTTCTCGTCTCCTTCTTTGATCCAGTCGCTTGACAGTTTTGGAAGGGATGTGTAGTGGTCTGCATAGTGCCAGGCATCCAGGCTGTGTGTGTATGTGCTGCGCATCTCGCTGGTTATCATGTTTGTGCGGTACCTGTAGTCTGCCCAGGCTTCTTGATAACCGAATACTTCTTCATCCTGTTCGTTGCCTTGTGCATAGATTTCTTTGTTCAGCACCGGTTGCTCTCCCAGGTTTGCCAGCATTGGGTCATAGTAGCTGAACCGTGTGCTTCTTGTCCACATCCGGCCTAGGCCCTGCTGATAGCTGTGATTCACGCGCACGCAGCACAGACCCATGACATAGCCGTGTTCAGTTGCGCTGTATGTGCACATGTGACGGCTCATCGTGGTCATACTGTATGCAGCTGTGTTGCCCTGCGGGCTGGTTGTGTTGCTGCTTGACGTCTGAATGACCTGATTGATGTTAATCGGCATTCTGTAGCCGCCGATGTATTCGCTTCGGTCGAGTCGTGCATCCGGTGAGGTTACACCCCAGGCTCCTTTAAGGATTTCTTTGTACCTGGTTCCTGTTCTGGCATCTCGTTCCAGGATGTGTTGCACTGCAATAGCGTTTCGGAGTTCGTTGATTGTAGTTGCTGTGACTGAGCTGAGGTCTGCGCCTACCCATGTATTCATAAAGTTTGCATCGTCTATGCTCATTGTTTGCGCATATACGCCATTGACTAGCGCTGCTACGTTTCCGTTGTTGTTTTTGTTCAGATTGAATTTTGTTCCTTGTGTTGTGAATCCGATATTTGGGTGATTTAATATTCCGTGGTTATATTCGTTGTTGAAATAACCTGTTCCTGTTTCTATTTCTTTTAATTCCGGTGAGGTGAAAGCTCTTAATGGTGCATTTCCGGTCAGCGGCAGCGGTACGGCTTCGCCTTTCTGTGGCTGCGGTAAACAGCTGGTGAAGTAGTCTTTGTGTTTGCAGACTTTGAGGCATTTTCCTCCTGCTTGTGCTCTGCTAATTTTGTTTTCCTGATCGTCTTCTGTTCCATATTTTACGGT